CTCTGTGGGGCGGGCTGGGCTTGGGCCATAGGAGCTGGTACTTGCATGGTCGCAATAAGCTGCTCCATCTGAACAAGTCTCTGATTTGACTCAGTTATTTGCGCCGTCAAACGCGGGACCTCAGCATTATACATGCCTTGGAGGGTACGGTATTTCTGCTCAAAATCATCTTGGGGGCCAGCGACCGGCTCATCAGCCGCTGACTTAATCACAGGTTCAGGTGCACCGTCGGCAACTAATTCGACTGGATCATCAACAGACCCATCTTCGGGGCTATTAATGTCCTCGTACAACTGCCGAACTGCCTCAGTCTGCTTCTGAACTTGTGCTGGTAGTGCCATAATACGCTCCTATCGGTGTGCGCGGTTAAGAGGTAGCTGCAGCGGTTTTACGCTGCTCTGCTGCCATGTGAGGGGCTTCATTTGCGAGCTTAACAAGCTCGTTGAGCACTTGGCACCGCCCCTGTGCCACCTTCGTGCTGTCTGTAACATTTGGTAACCTATTCAACTCCACCGCATACCAGCGGGAGATAAAGTCTATGTATGGCTGGCTAAGCTGCGCCATCGCGTGGATCTCAATGGGTTCGGGCCTAATCATACCGCCCTACCCGTGAATTGGTTGGAAACCTGATTGCCAGCCTGTCCACCTTGCGGAGCTCCGCTTGCATCGAGAGCAGCCGGATCTTGCTGACCACCGTTACGCCCTCCGTCAGGCGGCGTAATAGCCTTTTGTGCGTCCTCCTGGTCTTGGCGCTTGTTAAAAGCCGCCATCTCGCGGGAAGGCACCACCTCGTCAGCTGGCATCTGAAGCCCCTTAGCAACCTCGCGCAGAATCGCAGCGCGTCCATCTTTGCCAATGATATCCATATCAAATTCATTTGCTGTGGCCTGTAAGAACTCAACACGCCGAGTATTAACTGTATCCTTAACCGCCAGGTTTATTGCCCCTCGCGGTATAATCTGCGCATCCCCTTTAATACCCTCGTCTTCGTCATAGCGCATATTATACACGAACTGGCGATGCACGATAGCCTTAAGAATATCGCTGTCTATATGCATAACCACTTGACGAATACTCTTACCAGCGGACCCCATCAACATAGACAGCCCAGAAGCTGTACGCCCAGCGCCGCTGACATTCAAATCCCCAGATAGATATGAGGGAATGCCGGAATGGTCATCAGCTAGGCTACTGAATTTCTCGTACACAGCCATGAGCTTGTCGGAGTTATCGTCAGGCTGAGTAAACTTGATGGCAGGGGCAGACCCACCCAGTGGGTCGTTTAGCACCTGCCAGATGCGCCAGGGGTACATCTGCGTGATATCTTCGTTGGAGGGTATCCGTTCCAGGTTAACCTCAACCTGAGGTCCGGAAGCTATGCCCATGTTGTTCACCAGGGCGCGGGCAGCCGCGTTTGCTACATTCTGGATGTCCTCAATGATCTCTGGGATGCCTTTACCCCAGAATGCGCCGGGGTTCCGGATAAACGATGTAACCGCGTATGGTTTCTCACCCAACGGATCAAAATTCAGAGTAGCCTTAACGACATAATTACCGACTAACCATACATTAGCGTCGTATTCCTTCTCAGGATCAGAGACTTCCTCCTCGTCCATCCCCCACTCCAGGAGCATCTTACCACTAATCTTGCCCCAAAACTCCAAGGCATCAAACATGGTGGTAATGCGCCGCTCTGGGCTATGCTTACGCTCCTGCAGGTCCTTAGCGCTGTCAGTGCTATCGCTTATCCAGGTCTGATTAGTGCCCGCCTGCAGAAGGGTACGGATAGCATCCTCATCATAGCCAGGTGCGCCTATGAGGTTTGACAACTCCATCCTAGTCAACGGATGGTGCTCAAAAATGTATCCATCGTTCACATGGGAAATGCCGGGTTCCGGATACAGCCGGAATGGATCGACGCGCTCAAACTCAGGAGCGAGGACATCGTCCGTAACGGCGATGGTCTTACCTTCCTCGTCCTTACCCCACGATAATTTGCGATGTCGACGAACGACGGGGCCCTTAATAATTGCCACCGGAAATGTCACAAGGTCCGTGATAAATTCATCGAAGGACTCAGCGAAGCCCCCCTCAGCAAACTGATCCGCAATTTTGTTACGCATACGCGTAGCGCGGGACTGCGCATCTTGCAAAAGCCGGAACCGGAACTCCTGTGCCGCCACCTCTCTTATCTGGTTCTCCTCGCTAGGCGTAGGAGCTGTACCAAGCTTTGTAATAAACTCCGTGACCTTATCGCCAAGTATGTCGTCAATAGCGGCGTCACGGTCCGGAGGGAGGTCAGGGATGGGTGTGGGCTGTATATCCCAGGGGGGAGTGCCCGTATCCATGAGAATGTCGCGTAGCCAGCTCTCAGCCGCACGACACTTCACCTCGGTGAGCATCATGAATATCTCGGAGCCACCCTGCGCCTTTATGCTCGCAAGCTTCGTGGAGTCATACTGACCATTGCGCTGCCGCAACGATCTAAGCATGGAGTCCTCGATGGGGTCCTTAGCCATCTTGGCAGCGTCGAATGCAGACTTGAGATACGCAGATAAGCCAAGGAGAAACGGCTCTGCGTTGCGCTCGTCGACATCCCGCTTAGCCGCCTCCTGCTCCTGCTTCACAAGAGTTGCGTTATCAACAATGCGAAGCATGCTGAGTCCGGCCATTATTTTACCTTTGGCTTAACAGGCTTCATCGGAGTGCCAGCGCCGCGAGTCGCACCGGGCGTAGTGGGAGAAGCCCCGATATCCACGGGGTCGACCATCACGCCGCCACCGCGAGTCGCACCCGTCTTGCGGTTGGTGCTATCAATGACCCGGCGGCCCTTTAGGCGCTCTTTTGTGACCAGCGTTTCAGCCATTACTCAGCCTTGGCGAGCTTGCCGACAGAGATGTAGGTGGGTTTGGACGACGCCTTGACCTTAGGGGTCTTGGGCGGGGTCTTCGTGGACTGGTCGATGTGGGTCAGATACCGCGAATGACCAATGAATGTAGGTCCTGAAGCTCCAACTGGCATGGTGTTCTCCTAAAAATGAAGCACGGGTTTGCACCCCCACTTACGGTCTACCCCACAAAGCATGCCCTTGCAATCAAAAAACCCCTCGCCAGCTAGGAGACTAGCGAGGGGGGTCTCAGGGAGAACCGTGCTATACGGGGCTTAGACCAAACAGCACTCAACAATACTAAAGTCCACATATATCTAAATCAATACATATTATGTCCACCCCAAGGCTGGGTGTGGTTTAACCTCTCTACGCTGCTGAAGTATATTTCCATCCCCTACAGAAGCCACGTGTAGAGCCAAATACTGCAGTGCCTCAGCCACGTGACTGTGTTTATTCTTGTCGATCGCACCGGTCTTTTCGTGGAACCTATATCCCCCAAGCATGGCCGACCTGAGGCTAATGCAGCACGGATCAATTAGGAACCCACTCTCTCCATCCACCTGCCGCATGAGGTAGTCGTCCACAGCACTGAGCCGCGCCGAGACGTTGTTGGTCCTAGCTGGCATGACCTTGAACCCCTCAGCCTTAATAATATCCACGGCGCTGCGCTCATCGGTCTGCGCCCGCTGTATGCCTGCCGGGTCGACGACGATCATAATATTAGCCCCCGAGAACTTCTCGTAGAGCAGCGGCTTAAGCATCGTCCTACAGAAACGCTGCACCCCCATGTCGAAGCTAACACAGTCGGCAAAAATTAGCAGCCGCCCCCGAGGATCAAGCTGGCCAATGACCGCCGCAGGCGTCAGCCCCAAGTCCAACCCAATAATGAGGGGACGCGTACCGTTGATAATAGGCTGCAGGGTCTCGCGGGCCACGTGGTAATCCGGCCTAAAGTACTTATACACAGGCATCCCCGCCGAACTGAGCGAGTACTCCCCATCAATGAAGCACCGAATATACTCCTCGCTCCGCCCCTGCGTGTCGTAGTAGTTCTCAGGCAAATTCGCAATGTTCTCTGCGAACTCGCTACGCCCAGAAGGCTGCTTATACACCCCCCAACCGTTGTCGTTAGCGCTGATGCCGTCCTTAGGGTCGATCCCCTCCATCTGAAAATACCACCAGCTGTCCATCTGCGGCGGGTTAGTATCCCCCCACATGCCGAACCACGTAGGCCCTACGTCCCTAGCGCTCGGAAAACGCCCAACGCGCTTAGACATAGCGTCGATAATCTCCGGCTTCATGTCCCTACACTCGTTAAAAAATGCGAATGTAAGCTCAAGGGAGTTGAGGTTAGCCACGTCGTCCGCATCGTCCAACGCCCTGAACATCACCTCACACTCGACATCCCCAACCTTGAATAAGTAAGTCTTGGTGGTGCGCATGTACTGCCCGCAGATCCCCGGCGGGAACCAATCTAGGAAAGTCTTGATGGTGGTATCCATGAGCTGCCGGGCCGTCTCACGCACCACAGCCGCCCTGGTCTTGCGTATGCCCTGAGCGTTAGGCTCCTGCTGAGACGCCCGCCGTATAACTTCAAAGCAGCTCGTCACACTCTTGCCGGACCCAACGGGGCCCATGAGGACCCGCATCTTGCGATCGTCCATCATGAAGCGACCACACGTCAGGCTGGGGGTAAAATTAATGTCGTACGCCATGCTACTCGCTGTCCAAATGCTGAGCCGCCAGCCTAACCTGCGCTACTGACAGCGCCCCTAGCAGGGCATACGACGCGAGGCCCGCATACCGAGTAGAGCATGAACGGTCCCCATGAACCACAGCCCCGGTGAACCCAACAATTTCCCCTGAGAGCGCCGCCTCCAACATGTCCTTTAGCACCGCAATAGAAGCTGGGTTTGGCGTTTGGCTGATGACTACGTCCCCATATAGACTCTCAACATTATCGACAGCTGTGCTACCCACCTCTGCACCCTCAGTGTATGACACCACGATCCACCTCCAACAACATAATGATTGTATCCATGGGCAAGCCAAAACGCAGCTTGTGAGTCCTGAGTTTTATAATATACGGCAGTTCAAGGACAAATAATCTACGGGCAAGCTCCGTCGCCTCCGCAGTCGTCGAGCAGATTTTTGCCGGGAGGCCCTCGTAGGTGTCGGTGAACTCATACTCCACGGACTCATCCACGGTGAGGCCCACCCCTATGTAATCTTAGCCTTGGCGTGGGCGCTGATGGTGGTAGCGGTGGCGTACGTCCCAGTGGTAACGACGCGGGCCCGAATGCGATCCCCCAAGATGCCGTCAACAGCGGTGTCATCAGTCAGCGTACCATCTGTCACTACGATGTCAGCTAGCTGCGCAGCCCCCTCCGAGATGGCAAGGATCTTGCGGCTGACCGCCGTAGTAAATGCGAACGCCATGATGTCTATCCAAGTCGCCCCAAAATCGAAGCTGGTCTGGACGTAAAGCTTGGCTGTGGTCCCGGCGCTACCCCAGGCGAAGTTAACCTCTACGGTAAGCCCCTTAGCGCTGGCAGGGATCCGGATCTGCTTGCCTACCGTCGCAATACTCTGCGCGACGGTGATGGGATGTGCGTCAACTAATTTATGTATGACGGACATGTTAGCCTCCTTGGTTACGGGTTAGCTTCGTGTTCAATGGTCCTAGGCGTCGCAGTGACTGCGGCAGTCTGGGTATCGAGATTTATCGTTATGCTCACACCACCGGCACCGCCTTCGGTGAACACCGACTCCTTGGTCGGCTCCAGTCCACCCCACTTGACAGTGGCTTTTATGAGGTCGGCCTTGACAGCGGCGCTTACATCCACGGCGTGGATCAGCCCCCAACTTGTTTTAAGGAGCTCCTCTGCCTGGGCTCGCGCCTTAAGGCGGAACGTCACGCCCTTGTCACGCACCTCGCTGCGGAGGTCGCCTACTTTCCTGAGGAACAGCGGGTCTTTGGAGAAACGAACCAAGTCATCAGGTCCGATATGGTGCCGATCCACAACTTCATCTACGGTCTCTCCAGAGTCCTCAAGCATGAGGGCGACGTCCATCGCCAGCCGATCGGACCAGGGTTGGTAGTCGAGGGGGTAGTTGTCCATGGCGGGACTTTAGTGGCTGGGCAGTGGGGGTGTCAAGGAGCCTGCGGTATTTTGCAAGCTCGTGCCTGCTCTTTTGTATCAAATGT